CATTTATGACTTATGGAGTAAGCCATCTCGCTTCAAAAGTTGAGCAACGGATCATTAAAGAGCTTGAATTGAAAAGGAAGAAATAACATGAAAAGCGACCTTGACGGACTAGCAGAGAGAGAAGCCGCAACCGGCACAAACAACGCGCGCGCGAATGATCCAAAGTTTAAGCGATTCCTTGAACAATTGGCCGTTGGTCAATCAATCAGCGGCGCTTGCGGTGCGTCAGACTTTCCACGGCGAAAGCTTTATAAATGGATGGAAAGTGACGAGGAGATACGCGACCTAGTCGACCACGCAAAATGTAAAGGATTGTCAACGCTAGAACTTGAGATGCGCCATGCCTCACAAGGCGGCAACGGTGATTGGCGCGCGTCCTCTTGGATCATGTCCCGATTGCATCCGAATGATTACGGCGAGAAGAAAGAATTGACTGTATCGACTAACGACGGCGCAAAGAAACAACTTGAAATGGTAAGCGCAATGATTGAGCAGACAAGCGAACTGATGAACGAGGGTGATGAGTAAATATAAGCCGGGTTATCAATACCTCACAGAAGAATATTACCAAGTAATACTCAAGAGGCGGCGGTTGAAGCGGGCGAATGAATCACCAAGAGAAAAAGCTATAAGGCGTAAACAGTTTAGAGAGTATCAAAAAGAGAGGCGGCGGTTGATCAATGAACGAAGCAAAGCGGCAATATCTGAAGATGAGCGAAGCGCAATATCAGAAGAAGTTAAGGCAGCGGAGATTAAAGCGAGCCAACGAGACGCCAGAGGAGAAGGAAGCGAGACGAAAGAAGTTTCGCGAGTATCAGCGGGAATACAGAAAGAGGCAGCAGACATGAGCCGTTACAACGAAGTCCGAAGAATCGCAAAGGTGACGAGCTACGAAGAAGACCTTGAGAAAGAAGAGGCTCGCCGCGCTCAAAGGCTTAAACGCTATCACGAGGACGGCGGCAGGGAACGAAGGGCGCAAGCGTACCGAAACCGCAAGCGCTCGAAGTCTTCTTTACTAGATGAGCCGAAGCCATCAAAGCCGATAATTGATAAGTCAAATGATGTTTATCGAAAGGTAGCGACCAGGGCGGCAATCGCTTACATGGAGTTAACGCCAGAGCAGAGACTTGAGCGGATTCGCCGAGTGTATGAAGGCCGATGAATAGAAGAGCATTGATTAAACCGGCGGGGCGAGCGTTCGCTTATTTTGGTCATAAGATGAGATACATTGATCGGTATCCTGTGCCAAGGTATGACCATATTATCGAACCATTCGCGGGCGGCGCGGGTTATGCTCTGAGATATTGCGACCTTAAAGTGACGCTTTACGAGCTAGATGAAAAGGTTTGTATACTATGGGATTATTTAATTAATGCTTCTGAGGCTGACATTTTAGCGCTTCCATTAATGGAGCCGAATCAATCCGTATATGATCTTAATTTAGATGAGGGGCCTACTCTATTGATTGGGCGTTGGACTAATCCAATGAGTGGAAGATTCAAACCCAAAATACCAAACTGCATGAGTGAATACATGGAGTCTACTGATAACAATCCAGATAGTAGAATGTGGTCTTTTGATCGCCGCTTTATGATCAGTCAAACAGTTAAAAGAATTAATCACTGGAAGATAATCAATAAAAGTTATGAAGAGGCTATAAATAAAAAAGCTACATGGTTCATTGATCCCCCTTATGCTTCATCAGTCAGTAAAACGGGTTATAAACATCATAAGATTGATTATAATCAACTCGCCTCTTTTTGTAGATCTCGGAAGGGTCAAGCGGTCGTTTGTGAGAATACTGATTCTCCTCAATGGTTACCGTTTCGTGAATTGTTGACGCTGTCAGGAGGAAGGCAAGACCAAGACAAAAAGAGAAAATCAACAGAAGTCATATGGTGCAGTGATGATCAAGATTATCCCATGCAACAACAATCTCTCTTATGAAACTTGAATACACTGCGCTACAAAAAGAACTTATCGCCGCGATCACTCAGAAGAATGCTTTTGTAGCGGTTCGTGCGGGTTGGGGAGCGAGCAAAACAAGCGCGCTCGTGTTCGGTCTTCTTTATGTAGCAACGTGGCGACCGGGTACAAGTTCACTATTGGTCACAGACACGGCGCCGCGCTATCGTTCTGTTTTAGGTCCGGAACTTGAAAAGTGGTTAAGTCCTCTTGGTTGGACATACAATCAACTAAAAGGGGAGTGGAAAGATCCAAATACAGGGAGTTCCATTTGGTGCCGTTCATACTTTCGACCGGGTACGAAGGAGAGCACTAGCAACCCGCTCGAAGGGTTGAACATCACTTCCGGCTTTGCCTTTATTGATGAATGTCAGGTCTTTCCATCGGCTGAGGTTGCATACAAAGCTTTAGGCCGTTTAAGATCTGGCCCTAGTCCTTGCCTTGTGATGGTCGGCTTACCTGTGAGCGATGCTTGGTGGGTCAAGCTTGCCGAACAAAGCGGCGGGCGCTGCTTGTTCTATTCTTCGCACGTCAACAAAGCGAATCTATCTGATGAATGGTTTGAAGCGGTCAAGCATTTACCAGAGGCTGAACGGCTCGCGATGATCGAGAATAAACCGCAACCGCCGAGCGGTCTTGTGTTGTCGGAATGGACAGAAGGACACGTTATAGACAACTGGAAATATCGCGAACATCTTCAAGGGCGAATAGCAATAGACTGGGGATTCAGAAAGCCTAGCGTGTTGATCATTGTTCACGATCCAGACTTAAACGCAGACATAATCTGCGGAGAGTTGAACCCGCGCGAAGTGAGTCTTGATGACTTAGCGCAATTGATCATGGCCATAGCTTGGCCGCGAAAGATCAAACAATATGCACCGTCGCCGCGCATCTGGCTTGATGATGGAGTAGCAGACAAAGCCGGCGCCGCTCGATCAGATCACTCAGGTATATCAGCATTTCGACATCTTGGAAGCGATCCACCGCGAGGAATAGGGCTTCCTTTGAAGTGGACAACGGACCCAATCAGAACCAACATTTTAAACGGTATCCAAAAACTAAAGCGAGCGCTCGCAAGAAAGGAATACTTAATCACTCGTGAAGTTTGGGAAGCGGGCGACCGCGCCCAGGGTAACAGCTTGCGCAAGTCAATCATGTCTTATTCATGGGCGAACACTAAAGACGAGCCAGTAAAAGACGGTCGAGAAGATCCGATTGACGCACTACGGTATGACTGTATTTTTTGGCGGTGGAATGATGACGTTGAAAGAGCTATGTCAAGAGTGAAGGCGAGAGGCGCGAGCAGATCACGGCGGGTTAAGGTTGGCGGTAGAAAGTTTATTGACTTCTGATTGATCATTCTTCATCTTATTTATCCCGACTGTTTACCAAGAAGTTAAACCGACCTCGGGCCGCAGTTGGGTAGAAAAAAGTCCACTTTGAAAGGCGATCCTTGCGGGTCGCTTTTCTTTTTTGTATATGTTGGGTAACTCCTTTTTGCTTCGCTCGCGGCTTCCTTCCTCGCGGGCGTTGCTGTTTTAAGGTGCTTGACATTTAAAGCGATTATATTCACTTAATTAAAAAGAGGTGAACATATGATCAATACAGAGCGTGACCCTGAGCACATGCCCGCGTATACCCCACGGTTTACGATTAAAGGTATTACGGGAACTAACCTTGCTTCTGGTTCGATCGTTGGAAAAGAACAGAATCCAAAGCTCACCGGAAAGAATTGGGTACTCGAAGCTGAATCAATGCTATCGAGTGATCCTATAGTTCGCCGCTCTTGGACCATGCTCCGTCAAACTTTGCTTTCTGCATCATGGCGCTTTGAGTCAGCTAATCAAGGTGATCCGGTTTGTGATGAGTTGGCGCGCTATGCAAATGAGGCTTTCGGCCTTGATGGATATAGCGGCCAGATGTCTTCAAGTTGGGAGGAACAGTTAAGTTATTTATGGGAGTTCGTGCCGCTTGGTTATCGATACGCTGAAGAAGTTTACAAAGTCGGGCCAGATGAGAACGGACGCGTTAAAGTCTGGCTCGATCGATACGCAGACCGGGAGCCTAGCGCACATCAAAAATGGTTGAGTCGAGACGGTCAACAACTTGACGGCGTTTACCAAGATATGGTCGGTCATATCGTACCGGAGCCGATACCATCGAATAAAATGATACTGCTCACCTTGAATAAAACAGGTAGCAACTTTGAGGGCGTAGGTATGCTGCGCTCATGTTGGTGGTGGTGGCGAACTAAACAACGAGTTAGTAACATGATGCTCGTAGGTTTGGATCGTTGGGCGGTTCCTACTCCTAAAGTCTCAGTCGACCGCTCAGTAGCTGAACAACAAGGCTACACACAATCAGACATTGAAGCGATGATTGATGAAGCTGAAGCGCAAGCGCAAAACTTTTTAAGCGCTGAACAAAGCTATCTGGTCGAGTCAAGCGCGGTCAAGTTTGATAATTATTCAGTTATGCCGAATCTATACAGTCAAGGCCCGATTGATATAATTACAAAGTGTGATTCACAAATCGCCGCCTCATTCCTTGCACAATTCGCCGACCTCGGAAACACCGAAACCGGGGCGCGGTCAGTTGGTGAGATTCATCTAAGCGTATTTAGAAGAGCGGCAATTAATCTTTGTGATCTAGTCGCGGCGGTGGTAAGTGGACCAGACAGAAGAGCGGCGGGTACAATTGGCCGGTTGATTCAATGGAACTACGGACCAATGGACCCCTCCAAACTTCCAAGGCTTACACACTTAGGTCTTGATACAGATGACCTTGCCGAATCAATGGGCATGCTTCCCGGGCTTGTTCAGTCAGGATTGTTAACGCCAGATGATGAGCTAGAGCGAGCGTTAAGACAAAGACTAGGCGCGGGCGATCTTCCAGAAGACGCAGTAAGGACACCAAGAGAGAGGGCGGCGAGCGCTCGAGGTGGTAACGCAAGCGCGGCGACACTAGCAGAAGAGATCATAAGGCGGCGCAATGTCTAAAAGAACCATCGCGCAAACACCGGCGCCCAAAAAAGACAGAATCAAAGGATCGCGCAAGAATCCAAAAGGGAGCGCAAGCGGTAAGCGTGGAAATATTGAGATCGGAGCGGAGACAGAAAAGGCCCTAGTCAATGCTCGTGATAAGCATAACAAACGATACAGGGGCGCGGGAAAGACTGTCGACCTTGGAACACTTAAGGCAGTATTCAGAAGAGGCGCGGGCGCGTTCTCAACTTCTCACCGTCCCGGGATGAATCGCAATCAATGGGGCCTTGCTCGTGTCAAAGCTTTCTTAAAGTTGGTAGGTACTGGCGAGCGTAAAGAAGCTTATAATACTGACCTTGACTTGCTACCTAAAGCTCACCCGCAATATAGAGCAGATAAAGAGACTCTTTTAGCGGTTCCCAAGAAGTATGATCATATTGACTTTGTACCGCCCAAAGGCGCGCAAGATGCGGCCGAGAGAGCATTAAGAATCAGAGCATCAAAACCGATGAGTCAACGCGGTATGACTGCCGTGGGTATCGCTCGCGCTCGTGATCTTAAAGCCGGTAAAACTTTATCACCCGAGACCGTGCGGCGCATGCTCGCATACTTCACCCGACATGAGGTCGACAAAGAAGGCGCAACCTGGAAAGACTACGGCAAAGGCCGGCAGGCTTGGTTGGGGTGGGGAGGAGATGCCGGTTTTAGATGGTCGAAGAAAGTAGTTGATCAGATGAATGATGCAGACAAAAAACAACAAGCTTTAAGGGCGTATGGTGAGGCCGTCTTACTTGGTGAAGTTGGAGAATATAAAGTACCCGACGGTTTAACCGTTGGTAAGCCCTTCAAGACTTTAGGACTTGGCCAAGTATCAAGCCGCATGAACGGTGAGAAGATCGGGAACGCGATCACCTCTGACCTACTCGAAGAGATGCGGCGCGTATATTATGCACGGCGTGAAGCTGATCCAGTTATAATTGATTGGCAGCATGCAACGAGTCCATTCAACGGAGGACCGCCGGCACCGCCTGAGAGCGGGAACGCCTTAGGCTTAATAGTCGATCTTGAATTAAGAGAAGACGGACTGTATGCAATCCCCGCCTACAACGAGCGCGGGCTTTCAATCGTTAGAGACGCAGGCGGCGTTCTTTGGTCCTCGCCTGAGTATCTCGACGGTGAAGTCTACGCAAGAGAAGGCGGTGACAAAATCGGTGATGCTCAATTGTTGGCCATCACCCTTACCCCCAGACCTGCTCAAGCATCAACACAGCTTGAGCCTGTAACATTAGGAGAAAAGTTTATGGAAGACATAAACGAAATGTCAATTGACGAACTCCGAGATATGCTACGAGCCAAGCACGACATGGTTCTTGAGCTTGAAAAGCGTGTAGCGGAGATGACCAAAAAAGCAGAGGCGGCTGTTGAAGCCCAACTCGACACTGAAAAGGAAGAGATGGGCGAATACAAAATAGAAGTTGAAGAGATGGAAGAGAAGAAGGAAGACGAGCCAAAGAAGATGGCTGAGTCGGTCGCACACTCTGAGAATCTCCAACTTTTAAATGAGGTCAAAGCACTTCGAGAGCAACTTTTAAAAGTTGAGGCTGAGAAGTACGAGACAGCAAAGAGCGCCGCGATCAATACCCTTTTAAGTGAGGGCAAGATTGCACCGAGCGCAGAAAGCGCCGCTCGTGACGCTTATGACCTACGCGACACCAAGCCCGCATTATGGGCGCATTTCTCAGAGGCCGCGCCGGTTGTACCAATGAAGGAAATTGGACACGGCGCAAGCGCTGAAGAGATCACCCGAGAGAATCTAGCTTCTCGACTTGCTGAAGAAGCAAAAGCAAAGAGCATCACTTTTAGTGAGGCATTAAATCAATTTAGATCGGCTAACCCTGATCAATACGCTCGAATCTATGGAGGCTAACCAATGGCAGAGCAAAACATTGTAAAATCATATATTGCGGGCGGTACGATTACAGAGTTCGCCCTTGTTAAACTTGCTACTGATGGAGATGTCGAAGTGGCAGGCGCTTCTGATGGTGTAAACATCATTGGAGTTGCTCAACGTGCGGCATCAACCGGCGACATCGTTGACGTAGTTGTGCACGGTCTTACACGCGCAGTGATCGACACCGCGATTGACTTGACTAGCGCGGTCGCTCTACCTGTTCAGTGTGGAGATAATGGTCACCTTGATGCTAACGCTTCCGGCGGTTATGGCATTGGGTATCTCATCCCTGCTAAAGCTAATCTCGCGCTCGCTAGTGGTGAGCAAGTCGAGATTATCTTCAACGGTCCTAAGACCCCGCTACCATAAGAAAGAAGGTGATCTAAAATGGCTAGTTCATACAGTAATATACATCCAGTAGACGAGATTCTATCAAACCTTGCAATCGAAGCGGTTCAAGGTGATGACGTATTCATTGCAGACAAAGTATTTGAAACCGTCGCAATTCCCGAGCGTAGCGGAACTCTTCTCATCGAGAATAACCGCAACTTTACCGGAGCCGGTGCAGGTCTCGACAATCAAAGAGCGCCCGGAGCTGATCGCCAGTTGTTGAGCGGCTTTGATAGAAGCAATACAACTTACAAAGCAGATATTTACTCTTGGCGTGACGGCATCGCGATGGAGGATATATTTGATTCACAATACCCCGGATCAGAAGAGCAACGCATGGTTCGCAAAGTTGCGCGGGCTATGCAGATCTCAAGAGAGAAGAGATGCGCTGACCTTCTCTTTAATACCTCTGAGTTCACAAACGCGGCTTGTACAAGTCTCCAAACTGGTTCACGTTGGGACGTTGCAGGGGCTAACCCTTTGACTGACCTACACGCCCTCAAAGATACAATCTTTGATAACTCAGGCGGAATGAGCGCGGATTCTCTAATTTTGGGTCGCGGTGTATTCCGTACGCTTGCGCGTAATCCAGAAGTTCGAAGTTATGTGGGTGACTCTTCAGCGGGTATCGCCTCGGGTAGTAACATTCTAAGTAATGAAGCAGTACTTGAGGTTCTCCGCTCGATCCTTGGAATCCCTAATGTTTACGTTGCGAATGCGATCAATGACGCGGCGCCCGCGGGCGCTACTTCTTCAGAATCTCAGATCTGGAACACGGAACAGGTGTTTATGGGTATCCTTCGCGGCGGCGATGCACTCGTAAACCGTAACGGCGTGAAAATGGGACCAATGGCCGCTATCAACTTCCGCTATGGCGCAATGCAAGCGGGCGCTTATGACAACGAGCAAAAGACCCGCCGTTACGTTTGGAGCGAAGAGATCGAGACCTTTAAGAAGATTGATTCGAACTTTGGCTTCATCGTTACTGATTGCCTTAGCTAAGGATTGATCAATGCTGTGTCGTAGTTGCGGACTTATTAACCTACTCGCTGAAAAGCGAGACGCTGACGTACAAGCTATTGAAGAGCTAAGACGTCAAGCGGAGAATGAGCCGCCACTACTCGCACAGATTACACTTGCACAAGTGGAACAATTAGAAGCACAAGTTGCGGTTGAGAAAGCCCTTAAAAAAGGATTATCTCAAGCGCGAAAAACACTTAGAAACCAGATCAAGCGCGATCTTGACGCGGGTATTCCTGCGGATAACTGGTTATTAATGAGCCGCAACGAGCTTATTAATTATATTTTAAATGGTGGTATGGGGGAAGTCGTTGACGGCTTTCTTGATACTACGAATACGGTTTATGATCTCACTCTAAAGCAGTTGTCTCTAGAGGGATTAGACCTTGACCCGGCGACATTGGCGCTCGATCGCGAGCGTTTAAACGCTCAACTTGTCGGCGCTGTCTTCGATGATGTTATACTGCCAGATCTTTCTCAACGTATACGCTCAACATTGACGGCGATTGACGCTGATGTCTCTATCAGTCAAACCGCTGATTTATTATTTCAAAGATTCCAAGCGGCAGAAGGGCGAGCACTCACAGAAGCTCGAACCGCCGTTTCACAGTGGGGGCGATCGTTGACAGCGCAAGCCGCCGATGGAGCCGGGCTTGATCACTTCTTATATATTGGTCCCCGCGATGGAATAACGCGCGGCTTCTGTGAGGAGTTGGTTGATTTAGTCGTAACATCAAAGCAGATGAGAAAACTAAACAACGGCCAAGGCTTAAGCGTGAAGACGAGTGGGGGCGGTTATAACTGTCGCCATAGTTGGGCGCCGGTGAGTGAGGCATTCATTGAAGTTGCTGATCTTGAGTTAGCAAAAGATTCAGACATTAACGCGGCAAACAGGGCGGCTAGATGAGAAAAGCAATAACTAATTTAGATTATCTTTTTCAATGGTACGCGCCCGCGCCTATCTCTGGAACACCAACGATCACGATAAACGGAGTTACAAGTTCACTCAGTCAGAATAGAGCGGCTGTAAGCGTAACAGCTATCGCCGCAGATCGAAGAACATTGACGCTATCAACGAGCGCGGCAAGTCTTGAGCAAGATCAAGAGCGCGCTTTTTTAAAGACTGATGGCGACGGCATAATCTCGGTTTTAGTTTCTCGGATAGTGGGAACAACTGCAATACTTGCGGAACCATTACCGCGTGAGATTGACCTTTCAACCGCTTCAAGTCTTGAGTTCGCTTTATGGTCGATTACGCTCACTAGTTCAGTTACTGGCACGAGCAAAAGCTACCCTTACATTGTGAACTATACCGCTGACCTTGGCGCCGAGACCATATTAAGAAGTGAGAAAGGACTTTTAAAAGTCACTCCTCGCATCTTCACAACTGGACTTGATCACGATCAATTA